TCGTCTGACCGATTGGAAAGCAGAACAGGAACTGGCGGGTTATAACACACTAGACACTATCCCTTCGGATTACAATCCATCAGATAAAGTGCAACTCTATCTGGACGCAGTTTATCAATACGCAAAATATGTATTGCTGAACCAATACCGTGATTACGATACCTCACCCAGCGGCCATGATAAAGCCGACCGGCTGGAACAACGCATTGCCCACAGTCGCAACCAGACTGACCGGGCCATCGCTTTGCTGACTAAAACAAAATTAACCAAGGCGGTGCTGATATGACCGATTACATCAGCAAATCCGGCGATATGCTCGATGCCATCGCATACCAATATTACGGCACAGAACAGGCGGTTGTTGAGATATTAGACGCCAATCCGGGCCTGGTCGATCAACCTGTCTTGTTGCCGGCGGGCGTGTGGATGACATTACCCGATATCCCTAAACCTGAGCAAGCTGGAGTGGCGTTATGGGATTAACGTTAACACTCCTGAGAACAGAGAGTTCTGACCAAGGGACGTTTGGAGAATTGCTAACGCAGGATGATCAGCGCCTGGCTTATACATTAGAACCTCCCTGGCGACACAATGAGCGAAATCTGTCATGCATATTAACGGGCACATATCCCTGTCTATGGGCGCATAGCCCACATTTTGGCTGGGTGTATCACGTAACCCAAGTGCCTGGCCGCGGGAATATTTTAATCCATTCCGGTAATTTTGGCGGTGATACCGGCAAAGGCTTTAAAACCCATACCAAAGGTTGCCTGTTACTGGGGACACGTTTAGGGATACTGGGGCGACAAAAAGCCGTTTTAGCCTCAAGATTAGCGGTCCATAACCTGGCGGAATGGACAAAACAGCAGGATTTTACCTTAAAAATTAAGGAATATTGATATGTTTGAAATGATTGCATCCATTTTAACCGGCGGCGCGACAGGGCTTATTGGCACCCTACTGTCATCCGTCATGGATTATTTTAAAGAGAAGCAACGGCACGCCCATGAAATGGATAAGCTGAAATTTGAAAAAGAAATCATGGCGATGGAAATAGCGGGCAAAGACCGGGTTGCGACCATTCAAGCAGAAACGGCATTGACAACGCAATCAATAAGGGCAGATCGGGCAACCTACAGCCATAACAGCGCATCAAAATGGCTGGTTTTTGTTGATGTCGTTCGTGGGCTCATACGACCGGTTATTACTGTTGGATTATGCGTAACGGTGACCATATTCTGGTTTGACACCCAGGATGAGACCATTAAAAAACAGATTATAGACACCGTTTTATACCTCACCACCGCAGTGGTGCTGTGGTGGTTTGGCTCAAGACGGAAAGTGAAAAACAGATGATGAGTGAAGAAAAATTACGGACGATTATCCGCTCTGAACTTGAAGATCGCAGCCGGGTGGATTGTAAAATTCACGAAGAACATCACCAGTTTATTGCCGAATATATCGAGGCGCAGCAAATGAAACGTGAACGCTGGGAAGCTATAAAACGGCAAGTGCTGGGCTGGGGTATTATTGCGATCGTCGGCACATTGGGCACTATGATAGGCCGCAAATTCGGGGTTAATTTATGAACAAAGCAAAAAAATTACTTGATCATCTGTTAGCCTCGCCGCTGTCATTGAATCGTGACGACGTCATGCTGGTAATCACCAACGGTAACGCGTTGTCGTTTGCCTCCGCTGAAAATCTGCATTTTAAAATGCGCTACGAGGCCAATCTGCTGATCAGCAATGACAGCGGCAATGCTGATGCGCTGTTGTTTATTCTGCTGCAATGGCTCGATGCCAATCAGCCGGACCATGCCGAGGATGCGATCAAATTTGAAGTGGACATGCTGGATCACCAGCGGGCCGACGTAACCATCAATATCACCCTGGAAGAGGTCGTCAAAGTGTCGCAAACAGCGACCGGTATTAGCCTGACGCATATTGATGACCCCCGCATGGAACCGGTGATTATCCCTGTCACGTTAGATAAAATTTATGGCAATGGAGTGTTGCTGTAATGGCTGAATTAAATATCATGGAGCCGCTGGACCTGCATATCAAACTGTTGCTCAATAGCATGAAACCCGCAGAACGCAAGCGCAAAATGCGGCTGATCGGCAGGGCATTACGCAAGGCCAATCAAAACAGAATAAAGAAACAGGTTAATCCAGATGGCAGCGCGTTTTCTCCGCGCAAACAGTCAGAAAAGAAAAAAAGGCCTAAAAAAATGTTTATGGCCCTACGCACCGCCAAACACATGAAGCTATTTGCCAGGGCCAAAGGTGTATCGGTTGGCTTTGCCGGGCGGGATGCCAAAATAGCCCGTATTCATCAGTTTGGTCAGCGTGATGTCATTAGTGTTTTTGGTCAGCAATATGATTTTCCAGTGCGTGAGCTGTTGGGTTTTTCAGCAGACGATCAGGACATCATCAAGGAGATAGTGCTCAATGCTGGGATTTAAGCTGTCAGATCTGTTTCGCCGGATCGAGAATATCATCAGAGAAGGGTCGATTGTAGAGGCCGATTATGCAACGGCCTTGTTTCGCGTGCAAATTGGCGATAATACCAGCGGCTGGCTACGCTGTTTAACCCTGCGTGCAGGCAACAATAAAAGCTGGCATCCGCCGGAAGTGGGTGAAAGTGTATTGGTGCTCTCACCGTCGGGTGACTATGCCAACGGTTTTATCATCCCGGCGCTGTTTACCGGCAATAATCCGCCACCGGGCGATAATTCTGATGTGCATCATTGGGTTTATAACGACGGCGCTGTCATTGAATACAACCGGGCAACGCATGATTTAAACGTCACATTACCCAATAACTCATCTTCAATCAATATGAATGAAACTGAAATATTACTCACAGTCGGTAGTAGTTCCATTTCTATTCGTGCCGATCATATTCAATTAACGTCACAAAAAATAGATTTGAATTAATATGCCGGGCGTATCGAGAGTTGGGGTTGATATTGCGGGTGGCGCCATTATCGGAGTATTAGCGCCCTCTGTTTATGCTGACGGGAAAAATGTGGCTGTTTTACATGCGGCTGTTTCGCCTCATGGATCAGGAACCCATGCATCCGCTGTCATGGCACAGGCCAGTTCCACCGTTTTTGCAAATGGTATTGCTATCTGTAGATCTGGTGATGCTGCATCATGCGGGCATATCGCCAGCGGTTCAAATGATGTTTTTGCCGGATAAAAATGACATTAAAAATTAAAAAATACGGATGGAATTTGTTAATTGCTATCGACCAATTGATTAATACCATTTTTTTTGGAGACCCTGATGAAACGCTATCAAGCAGGATGGGAAAACATGAAAAAGATTGCAAAGTTTGTTTTTACATCTGCATGATTTTGAATTTATTTCAAAAAGAGCATTGTATAAAATCAGAAGAGCCAGACGAAGGGGGTAATGAATCGATATGATGACCGGAACCAATCGAAACAATATCAAAACATTATCAGGCATCGCACATTTAAGACAGTCAATTATCGACATTCTGACCACGCCAGTCGGCAGCCGCGTGATGCGCCGCGAATATGGATCGCGGATTTTCGACCTGGTTGACAAGCCTGGCAACAAGACGGCTGTAATCGAGGTGTTTTCCGCCGTTGCCGAAGCGTTGGAGCGATGGGAGCCGCGGTTTAGACTGTCCCGGGTAATTGATAACGGTGTAACTGCTGACGGGAAAATCAATATCGATGTGCAGGGCGAATATCTGCCAGACGGCAAACAAATCACTCTTAAAGGCATTGTGCTATGACCTTTGTCGCTATTGATCTTTCCACTGTACCAGCACCGGATATTGTCGAGTCGCTTGATTTCGAAACGATTTTTGCGGCCATGCTGGCGGACCTGCAGTCGCGCAACCCGGCGTTCACCGCACTGCTTGAATCTGACCCGGCATACAAAATTCTGGAAGTTGCAGCTTACCGCGAACTGCTCTTGCGCCAGCGTGTCAACGAGGCCGCTAAAGCGGTGATGCTGGCGCAATCTGTTGGCAATGATCTCGATAATATCGGCGCGCTGTTCAATGTTGACAGATTGATCATCACGCCTGGCGATCCGGATGCGGTACCGCCAACGGCTGACGTGATGGAGACAGATATAGATTATCGCAAGAGAATTCAGCTTGCGTTTGAAGGCCTGAGCACGGCGGGGCCTGAAGGTGGCTATATTTTCCATGGCCTCGGCGCTGACGCAGATGTCGCCGACATCGATGTTGGCTATGTGAAATTCCATATCACTAACGGCGCCATTGTAATCGATGACGGCGTGTATTTGCCGGATCCGCAGCCCGGCCAGGTTGCGATTACTGTGCTGA